AATTTATTGTAGTATGCTTCTTGTTCTTTTTCAGAATTTTCTTGAAATAACAATCGAGGAAATTCCCGTATCTCTTCTAATTTTTGTTTTTCTGATTTGTTTGAGGACAGTATTTTAGAGATTTTGGCTTTGTCTTCAGCACTGTAAACTGACTGCTGATCTCGTCCTTTTAACTTTAATATCCGGTCTACGTCCGCAAGATTCTTAGGGGCATTGATGGTTATATTTTCTGGCAAGTATGTTCGAACAAAATCTTTTAGATTTTTTTCCATGTATGTCTTATTGCTACCGGGAATTTCCGTTAGCATTGTATCACCTTCGTTTTGTTTTATCAAAACGGGTCTTGCCGTTTTACTCAAAATAGTTTTCCGCGCTCCCACATCAAACACAGAACTTAGGGGTTTGCCTAACGGTACTCCACCTATTTGGCCTTGTGTTGTTGCAACATTACCCGGATTAAGTGTCCGAGAGTTTTTATCTCCAGTTAATTCAAACTGCTGTATTTCACCAGTTTCTGGATTTTGTAAACTAACTCTGTGTGTTTTTGATTTATTTTCAACGGGCTTAGGTGTGGAGGCTATTAACCAATTGCCATATTTATCAAAAAATTCATCGGATAATTGAAACTGAGATGCTTCTTCTTTACCTGCTTGTCGATTTTCAGGAGTAGCAAACTGACCAAGAATTTGTAGCAATGACGGGATTTGTTGTGGCGGTTGTAATGAACTACGTATAACTGCTGGTTGATTAATTGGTTGAGGTAACATTGGCGGTGGCATTTTTGGAAGCATTTACTTACCCTCCAAGAATCTTTTCATACGCCTGCGATCCATCTCTTTACGTGCCTTAACCACACTTGGTACTTGATACTTTCCTACGATAGGTGCAAGACGGCGATCTTCAGCAGTCAACGGTATAATCTCTCGACCAATATTTACATAACCATCTCTTGAAGCTTCCATGCCGTCAAGCGTTTTGTTAATCTGAATACCGCCCGGCACAAACTTAAATCCTGATTTACGCAGAGACTTTAAGGCCTCCTCTTTTTTATCAGGGTCATCACTGAATGCTAGCGTGTACGCATTACGCATCACGCTATCTTTTTTCATCCCTGCCTCAGAGGTTACAATACGACTTGCAGGCGGCTGTACTCCTTCGAGCAGTATCTTTGCAACGGGTACATTGCCAACTATGTTGGCTCGTGTTGCGCGCAATATTTCTTCCGGTTCAGTTGACTCAGGAACATTAACTGCAAATACATCAGGTAATCCTACAGCTCGGTAAACCTGATTTGCAGCTGCCATAGCGCCGATAGCTTTCATGGTTTCTCGTAGGCGAGTAGTATTTTTTAACTCAGCAAGAGCCTTTTGGTCTTTTGACAGGTAGTTCCAAAAGTTTAAGAAAAACGATTGCAAAGGCAGCGCAGCTTTACCAGTTTGACCCCTCAATAAAGCGGGCTTATAAATGTTACCATAGTTAGCATGTAACATGCGAGCAATATCATCTGCATGCTTAATAGCAGCTTCGTTGCTAAATCCACGCCGCTTAGCATTTACAAAGCCAGCTTCCCAGCTAGCCCGTGCTACGTATTTGTCAGTAAATTCTAGGCCTTTGAGAACAAAGTCTTGTGCTTTATTTAGGACAGTACTTTTTAATGGTATTACTTCATCAGAGATTTGTCGTAAAGTTAAGAACGACGACGCATTTGCAACCTCTTTTGGAAGGGGTCTAGCTGCACGATATAGTCCGACTAGTGCAGGCCATGTACCAGCCTCTTTAACAGTGGCTGGGATTTGGCTGAACTGAGATGCTAAGACGTTAATGTTACCCAGAATAGCAGCCGTTGTAAAGTTAGAGCTAAGTTTTGCTGCAAGGTTTAATGGACCACGCATACCTAACTGTACTAACACCTCGTCTTTAAAATCAAGTTGCCCCAAAAAAGCTTCATTAAGAAATCGCTGTTGAGCGACTTTAAGAGCTGGGTCAGTAATTACGTCCGTTCGTGCTTGCAATACGGCAGCTGTATCCGTATAGTAAATTTGTTTACTAATCGAGTCCGCATAGCGTTCAACTGCACCAAAAACATCTTCTATAGCTTGCTCACCGGTACGGGCTTTCTCGAATTGAAAGCGTGCTTTTTCCGCTTTCTTCAATTTAGATAATTTTACGTCGGCAGTAGCAGCATCAATACCGAATCCTAACTCGTCAAATAAAGACATCTCGGTAATGTGCGTGATATAGTTCTGACGCTTTTTAATCAAATCCATTCCGCGTTCAGCTCGCTTTGCGTTTGCCATATCAATCCAGTCACTGTAATTCTTTGTAAAGAAGTTTATAAATTCATTTTCTTGAGGGGTTAGGTTTGCTGTTTCTCTAGGAATCTTACCGTCAGCTACTCTGAATATAAACTTATTTCTTTCCTTAGACATGTTGTTCAAGCCTAGTTCTTGGGCTTTCAGTCTAAATTCTTCTTTAACTTTGTTTGCCCACACTTGTCGATCTCTCGTTGCAATTTCAGCAGGCTCGACTAGTAATTTATACAAAGGCCCTTGCAATCGGTTGCCATCTGCTTCTTGAATTAATCGAAGATGGTCAGTGGTAGAAAGTGGACCAGCAGAGATGCGGTTAAGTGCCCCACCAATACCGGGCTTTGAAAGTGGCTGCGTAGGATTCATCAATACGTCCATTTCAGCAGGTGGTACGTATACACCTTTGCTACTGATAGCTTGTGAAAATGCAGGTACTTCTTTGTTATTGACGGTTATAACTTTACCGTTAAATTCGGCTTGAGTTTTTTTGATAAGCTTATAAGGCTCGGATTCAAGGATTTGCTGATTGTCACGAATTGTGGTATAGTATTTTTGGTAGGCTTTATTTGATTGCCCTTTTAACTTAGCAACTTCTAGTGATTGCTCTAAAGTTTTATTAGGCAGTGCCTCAAGTGCTAACTGCTGCTGATCGATACGGGCAATAAGATTTTCTTGTCGTGATAAAGTTTTTTCTAAGCCCTTAGCTTTCTTAACTTCATCAGCATTTAAAGTAAGAGCATTAACAGCAGGTAACTCATAGCGAGCTTGGGCTTCGCCTAGCTGACCACGCTTAAATAGAGCACCGGCAGCATCGTCGTAGGCTGTGACTTTTTCTTGAACCTTGCTTGCAGCCTTGCCAAGTTTAGCGGCGGCTTGCAATGCAGGCTCTTCGAATGCTAATAACCCCCCTCCAATCATCACCCCAGTTTCAGCTAAGCCTTTTGGCTCGAATGTAACTGTTTCTGCTAGTGGAGTAGGCAGCGTAGCTGCTAACTCTTGTCGTAAAGACGGCACTTCAATGCCCATCTCTTTCAATGCTTGCACAGCTGGTATTCGCTGTTGAAATTGTTCTTGCGCTTGCAATATGCCTAGAGGTAAGGATGCTTGGCCTGCAACGAAAGCTTGTTTAAAGCGCTCTGATTGTTGCCGTAAGTCTTGCAATTGCTCAGCTGGACTAGGCATTTGTTCACGCCTAGCGGCTTCCATAGCAGGAATATCTAATTCACTAACCGTAGGCAGTGCTACTTCCGTAGGCGCTTGGATAGGGGCAGATTGCTGGTACAGTTTTTGAGCAGCTGCGGAAATATCCGCTTCGCTCATCGTATCAGGAAACTCTACTTCTCCGACATTTGGTATTTCGATTATTTGTGGCATTATTCAAGTTGACCTGTCTGAGGGTTAAAGCGTTTACGGGCAGCTGGAGCAGCGGGGGCTGCTGGCGTTGGGATTACCGGAGCGGGTGTTGCAGCAGCTGGCGCTTGCTTGGGTGAAAATGCATCAATCATACGTCTAAAAAATCCACGCTCATCTTTCTTTGGGATAAGCTTTTTAATCTCAGGCGATTCTAACACACGGCTTGCAAAAAGTCTAGCCTCATTTTCGTTAGTGGGTAATTTTACGCCAGAGGATTGCAATACTCCAACAATACCAGGGATATCGTCAGCTGTAACTTGCCCTTCTTTAATAGCCCGTGCTACTACTGCTCCTGGAAGCTTTGCTTCTTGTCTAGCTAGTTTACGTTCCTCTCTAGCGCTTCTAGCGGCTTCAGTAGTTGCTACTACTTCTTTTTGTCTTCCTAATACTGCTTTCTCACCAAGAATTCGTTTCGTTAAATCTAGTGCAATTTGCGGGTCTAGAGCGCCAATTGCTTTTACTGACTGTCGCTCAGCTTCAGAAAGGTCTAATGATGGCAAAGTCTTTTCAAGTTCACGATACTTAGGAATATTGCTAACAATTTTTTGAGCGCCTTGCAGATCGCCCATGTTTAAAGCTTGCGATAGCGCTCCTCCAAACGGGCCTTCCATTTCTTGCTTAGAGATGCTTTGCAATTGCGTTAATAAATTTTGCTGCTGTTTACGTGCTTGAATAGCCTCTAACATTTGTGGCCGACCTTGAGTTGCAGCATATGAAGCGCCTGCAGCTTCGATACCACGAAGTAATCCAGTGCCTAAATCTCCTAAGAAACTTAGTAAGTTCTTACCCTGCCCCTGAGCCGGAGTTGGCTGTTGCGCAGCTAGCTGTTGCTGCTGCGGAGACTGCTGAATTTGTTCACTGTCGAATAAGAATCCGTTTGCCATGATACCCTCTTATTTACTAAATAATCCACCAGAGCGACCGCGTGCTAGCGCTTCTGTTCTTTGCTCTCCTAGGGCTTGTCCTAGTCCCAACTGCTGAGCTAATAATTGTTGTTGAGCTGACATACCAGTACCAGCTAATCCAGTTAAAGCTTGCTCTCGTTGTAACAATGCTTGGTTAGCAGCTTGTTGCATTGCCGTTTGCTGTTGCGCTTGAGCTAACTCTCTACCTTGCTGTTGTTGGAAAGCTTGGAATAGCAGCGGGTTTTGCTGCAAGCGTGATTGCATTTCAGCTTGTCGTCCTAAAATCTGACCTACTGGTCCTCTAAACTGCTGAGCTAACTGCTGGCGTTGAGCTGCAGCTTGCTGTCCTAGGCCTTGAGTAGCCTGAGCTGCAATAGCTCTAGTCATCGCATCCGGTGCTTGAGCAAATTGAAATTGACTTGTAGGTTGTATAAACCCTTGTCTAAGAGCTTCTCTAGAAGCCTCAGTTTGACCAAGTAAACCCTGCACTCCTTGTTGGAAGCCCCCACGAGCTGCTTCAATAGCAGCTAGGTCTTCTGGCCTAAATTGCGTGTATTGCCTCTGGTTTTGTTGTTGTTTACTGCTAGTGCCAAACATGCCTTGACCCAATGCTAATCCCCCACCAATAGCTCCAGTAACAGGGTCAGCTAAAATAAGACCATCCACATTAAATAAATTTCTTAGTTTGTAGATTGCAATTACACCTGCTATTGCTAAACAGGCTTTCCATAGGTTACGCATTATCGAGGTCCTCCCAACATATTTAAAAAGTCCATAAGATTAGATTGCTGCAGCTGGACCTGTGGCCTAGCCGGCATTAATAGATTAAACTGCATTGGCTGCTGTGGTGCAAACATTGACGAAATAGCCTTGTAACTTTGCCCAGCGTTTTGTAGTCCAGCGCCAAACTGCTCAAGAGCACTAGGCTGCTGCGACTGCAAGAACTGGCCATACTGCTGACCGCTTGCTACGGGACCCATGCCTGACATGCCCGGTGCATTGGGTAAACTTGTATAGTCTGAGATGTTACTGCCTACCGGCCCAGCTGAGCCGCCGAAGATGCCTGCCATTCTTCTCTCCTTAGAGCGTATTGATGCTCGTCTGCTAGTTTGCCTCGATGGAGTGCCGATTCTTTAAACACCCCCTCTAACCTGAAACCGTATCCTAAAAATCTCTCGTGTAGCTTGTGCCGGTGAGCTAGGATTATTGTAATAATCTTATTCATGCTAAGCTTATTAAATGCAAGGTCTACCATATAGTCTAGCATTAGCTTGCTTTCGTCCATTGTATGCCCTGCTACGAGTAGGCCCCCTACTTTAAATACTTTAGCATAGGGGTCTTCAATCCCCATTGACGCTAGCCCTAACTCACGCCCATCTTTCATCATGATGTAAAAGTTTGCAAATGAACTTTCAACCAATGCTGGATGCGACCAGTCACAGACTGGAGGAATCCTACGAAAGAACTCGTCGTATCTTTCATCGGTTGCCCACTCGATTAAGAGGGGTAGGTCTTGTGATGTTACGCGTCGGAAGTGCATGTTATGTTTTAATTATATATGCTATTGCAATATTTGCTGGTCTGGTTTCTGTCCCGGTACGTGGAGTGCCATTTGTACCATCTGATTTTGGGACATTTGTATCATACGCTGAGTTTATTTTGTTATCCGCTGGTTGTAGTTTTGGGATAGTGCCTAGATCTGTATTGGTTGTAGAAGTACCTGTTTGATTATGAATGTGCCCTTGCATTTGGTCTGCTTGTTTTGTATTTAAACTACCACCCGTATAAGTTATACCAGAAATATCTTGTGTAGTTATACCCCCCATTTCACAGCCGCGTGGAAAAATCCCAACAAAATTAGGTAATCTGAAATTACCAGCACCCTCACCAGTTGTGTTATATGTTGTACCAATTACTGCAAATAAAGTGGCATATGTTGTTTGTGATATGACTGCCCCATTACAAAATAACCACCCTGTCGGCGCTGAGGTACCTGCAAACATTTGAATAACCCCTGACGGTGTAAAATCCCTCCACTCTGTATCAGTCCTATATTGTACTCTTTTATCCGTAGTATTATAAAGTATTGAACCTTCTTGAGTTACTGTATCTCTTTCAGCGCCAGTTCTAACTGGTAATTTAATTCGAGCATTACTAAATTCAACAGCATTCGTAAAAAGGGATAATGTGCTATTTGTAGCGTGTACTGTACTATTAAATAAGTTTAACTGAGTCTTAGTTAAACTCATCGTCTCAACTGCGCCATGCTTTACTAAAATAGCAGGTATTGTTGATAACGGCTGCAAGTCTAAGAATAAATTAGCATCTCCAGTCGTCTGCGTAGCATTATCATCAATATGTATAATAGAACTACCAGCACTTAAAACTGCACTTTGAGTGATTTGCAACGCTGACTTTGTCCGTGAATTAAGAATGCTAAGAGCAATTTGCTCCTGGCTAGCTTGATTCAAAAACAAGATAGGTCCGCCAACACGAGATACTAAAGTACTCTCAAGGTTAGCAGTACCGATATTCTGACCATTTATATGGTCACGTATAGTTGTAAAGTTATCTTGTACTTCCGCTGCGACGGCAGGTGTACCTGCTGTAAACGCTGGATACGGTAAAATAAGCGTTGCCATCTCTAACTCCTATTAAGGCTGACGGTTAACAAACCAGAACTGAGCTGCAGCGCCTGCAGAAGGCGATACGCTGTTGTTTCTTAAGGTTGTTACTGCTACTACGCAGCCGTTAGCAAAGAATTTGTAAGGGCTGTCATTGACATCCTTACCGAATGCTTGGTCAGCTTTTACTCTAAAGGTAAAAACTGGTACGGTTACTCCTACTGTGACTGAGGCTGCTGATGCAGCATCAAACACTTGTACGAAGATGTCATCACCACTATTGTCCTCGACTAAGAAACCATAAAGGTTTCCTCGTCCTTGGAAAACAAGAACTGGTGAGGCATCTAGGTTTGCATTGTAGCTGTGATATGTTGCGCTCGAAGCGCTTGCTGTTACTGAAGGTACTCCCATTTTAGTCTCCTAAATACCCGAAAAGATGCTCCCCGATACTCCCCAACCGAGGAGAGTCGCTGGTGCATCTAGGTCGTCTTGTGTAAAAACTAATTGCATCATTTGGGCTTTGCGATGCGTCGTGTACTTAAACTCGTTTAACGCTTGCCCAGACCAGATTAACGTACTTACGTTTACTGGCGGTGCCCAATTAAAAAAATCCCATGTTGTTCCAGTGCCTGGAACGAATAACGAAAGTGTGTTTACTGGAGCTTGTGCTAAATCAAATATTGCTCCAAACTTAAAGTCATAGCTTTGTGCCTGACCTTCCGCATAGATCTTAGCTGTTTTGTACAGCTTTGTTATCATCGGCTGCCCGAACATATACGGCCTGCTAACGAGGCGCATGTATGGTATGGAGGGGGTGATAGAGACCGCGTCGCGCTCAGTTTTTAAATCCGAGCCGCCGGTGTTCATTTTATAATATTGCCCCTCATCAGTTGCAGAGCCAAAATAGATGTCTAGCCCGCCACTTGCAGTAGCTTCAGTTTGAAAGAAGCAGCCAGCTTTAATCCCTGGCATGTTAGCTTCGGGTCCCTTTTCATACGTAGTCCAACGAAATGTGGGATACTGCTGATAGTCACCAACTAGTGTGATGTTAGGCTCAGCTTCCGATGTATTCTCACAAATCTGCATATAAATGCGACGGTTCTTTGTATCATTAATTGCAGAAAGCTTTTCAGCTTTCAACCCGCTAAAGTCAGCTGCCTTAATAATCGACTGAATCTGTGTTGCAATTGGTCGTACGTTTTGACCGTCCGTAGCGTATATGTTATCACGACCTAAAAAGATAAGCTCGTCAAATACCTGGCATTGTGCAAAGTTAGATACTGCTCCTACTGTTTCAGAAATTTCTCGGTACAGATATGCTACGTTATCTTCACTATTGCCTAGGTCTGGTAAACCGATTTCTTCTAAGCGACCAATCGATCTCTCTTTTAAAACAATTGGCACACCTTTAATTTGACCGCATCCTACTAGCCCATCTGCAGCTCCGAATTTACCTTCTACTGAAAATTCATGGGTTACCGGAAAACTTTCTGGCAGTGGACCATTCACGCCAATCTTTGAAAAACGACCTTTGTTAACCGTAGGATGAAATACTACGAGTCTGTTTCTTGCAACGACTGGGAACCTAGCTTGTGCATAATCTGTGTATTCCGTTAACTTAGTATTGTCAAACGGCATTTGCTCAGGTAACAAAGCATCATCTGATGCTTCTGATACATAGGTAATAGTTGGGTTTACGGAAATAGCAGGGATATCTCCCTTTTCCAAAAACAAAATACTACCGTTTACAACCGTACGCCATAACCTAATGTACACTGTTAAGTGTGATAAATTTTGATTGCCAAACGAATCATCTGGGAATGAGGATAGCACTAGGCTAACACGTTGATTTCCAGATGTTGTAGTAATCGTAGCTGACAATGGCGAAGGGCTACTCTCAGCTATAATCTGACCATCTTGTTCAAAAGCGTATGTGTACGCGTATACATAATCGCCAACATTTAAATCAGTACCAACTGCTAAAGTACCAGTGGGAGCTGCTGCTGGCGGATCAATTCCAGCTAGTCTTGTGTACTCAACATTTTGTTCATACACAAACGGTGCATCAGCACCATTAAATACAAAAAGACTGTTATTCACCTGTGCAAACGTAGGTCTAACTGTAGCAGTTAACACTAGATTCGAGCCACTGTTATCCTGTAAATCGGTGAACACTCCTGACTGTATTTTACCTAATCGACCGGTTGTACTATTATCTGTGGCATATAGCAGAATCTCAGTCAAAGGTGCTGTATTAGCTTGAAACTTGTAACGATACTCTAAACCTTGCCTAATCGAAAACCCGTTTAACTGATTAGCAACCAAAAACTGATTTGCATACCCGCTTCGTTTGCTATAACCACCAGTATATCCGAGATTAACATTATTTGCAACGCGGACGAAACCAGGAGCTAGTAAATTTATAGGCGAAGTTGTATCTAAGCCTTTAGCATCACTATATTCTAGTTCTTCTACGTAACGGTTTGTACCCATTCTTGCGATGCTCCGAAATTAATCCCAAGGTCTAAAGCCAGGGATATCTAACAAACTACCAATACCATCGTATCTAAACTCTTCCATTGAACGAATGCGATCATCAACTTCAAGGTCAGACTGTATATCTTGCAAGATAAGCGTCATAGCTTCTTGCTTTTTAGCAAGAGCGCGGTCATCGTTTTCACGATCTAATGCCATTGCTTTAATGTATTCAATAAACCCCTCTTGAAATCGAAGAGGAATTTGCGGGTATTGGTTATCAAAGTTTGATGTAACTGTATCAGTCGGGTCTGGTAAAATAGGAATAACTTTACCATCAATCTTTAATGTAATATTTTTTGTGGTAGGAGGCCAAATACGAATACGATTTTCACCTGCTACTGACCAGTAGGAGGGCGTATCATTTGCAGAGCCATCATTGTTATCCGGGTCTAATCGCCTGATCTCGTCAAGTATAACACGTTTTAAAACTACGTTATCTGCTTCAGCCCTAATAGTTTCGACTTCGTTAGCCGCCATCGTAAAGTTAGCAGCATTGATAGTAAATGCTAAATTATACTCTGCAGTACCAGAAACTACCGGAAGACTTAAATCAGTCTTTCTTAAAAAGCTCCAGTCGTGCATTTTGTAATACCGCATTTCTGCTAACACTAGCATCTGTCGCATGTAGCGTTGAAACTCTAAATCTTCAGGTGCTTTACCAATATAGTTTACGATCATGTCTTTTATTTGACCGTAATTAAAACCTACGAAAGTCATTATGCTAACCTCTTTGCAATTTCTATTTTACCGAAGAACGAGGCCCGGTCGTAATCAGAATCGCCTAATCCTTCGCACTCAAAAACTTTTTTAATTTTATCTAGCGGTGCTATCTTTCTCTCAGCTAGCATTAAAGCTAGCGATCTCCACCCCAGTACCGCTAATTTCGTATACTCCATATTGAATATATCATATTCTGGGATAAAGTCAAGACAAATCGCAGTTACATACGTATCCATTACGCCACTTTCTAAAGCGTCTAAATATTTGGCATGCCCTTCATGGACAGCATTTCTGTCTGCTTTTTGTACACGTGATTCTGACCGTCTAGCTTTTTTTAAATATAAAGGGGCAAATTTAAGCCCGTTTTCACGTACTTGCGTGCTATCAGTGTCAATATACAGTTTGGTATCTAATTGCTTTAACCTGCGCTGCAGATTCAGTAATAGCATCTTTGGTTGCTCCCAAGGTATTAGTGTAAAAGCCATTGACAGTAAAGTCGGGGGCAGGTCTCCCCACCCCCTCCCCATATTATAACGCGGATGCGCCATTCACTGCGATTACTCGCTTAGAACCAGCATCAAGATACTTGGCAACAAAGCCGTGAATCTTGTATCCAACAGTTGCAAACTGATCCAGAGGATCGTTAGCACCTGCAGAACCGTGTCTTTTGATAAACATTTTCATGGCGTCGCCGTTAAGCTCCACACATCCAAATGCTTCTTCACCGACCACGAATGATTGACAAACGTCAATTCCACCCGATCCAGTTCCAACTGAGGTCAGCATTTTGTCAGAAACGAGGAATCTCATTCCGTACATTCTGCCGATTTCACCGTTCATTAAAGGACGGTTATCAGTGTACTTCTGGATGTCTAGCCAGCTACCAGCTTGGCTATCAGACAATAGATCGTACTCAGCTCGTGGATGCAATACCACAACATAGTCACCAGACTCGTGTGGTCCAATGAAAGCTGCTTTTTGGCTGATCATAGCTTCGATAAGTTCTTTGTGAGTAAGAACATCGGCAGATGTGATAGCAGCAAAGTTTGCAGCATTTGCTACGTTTTGGTTAGCACAGTTATTTGCTAATTCAGAAACGATCAACTCTTCGATCGTCTTTGAAGCAGCAATACCGAAACGCTCAGACAGATTCTCCAACACTGGATCAATCGCTGTATCTGACAAAAGATCAGACACTTTAGCATATTGTCCGTATTGAACGATATCTGCTGTTACGTTCGAGGTGCTGAAGCTGATTTCAGAAGGTGGTGTACCTTCAGTCAGCGGACTGGTTGAACCAGCAATTGCGCTGTATCGTAACCATTTAACCTGCTTTCCATTTCCTTTTGGAAGACGTTGTTTTTTTCCAAGAGGCATAAGGACAAGACGAGGCTCAAGGACCGATAACAGCTTCTTTTCATAATACAAATGCAGATTTGCTGCATTCGTTGATGTAGTTGAAGTAGCCATTTATTACTCCTAATCGTCAGACCGACCAAGTGCTCGTCTCATTTCGTCTAATGATAATTTTTCGAATGACACGGACTTGTCGCCGTATGATACGGCGGATTCGGACTGCGCTCGTTGTTTTTCTGATCGCACAGAAAGACCATCTTTCTGAACGCGCTCAACAGCTTGCTTAGAATAGTAATCTAGGTCAGCTCCTTTTGACATTAAGTCTAAAGCTTTTAACACTTTTGCAGAGTTAAGAAACTCAGGCTTAACGATATCTTGAAGCTCCGATGCTAGCTGCTGCATAAGTGGCTCACGACGGGCATAATCTGGATTTGCCTTTTTCTGTGTCCAGTAGTATTCAGCGCCTTCTGCTTGAATCTGCTGCAGAGTCTGTTGTTTGAATTTACTAGATACCGATTGATTAAGCCCTTTAAGAGCAGCTTTAATAGCTTCTTTCGGATCTTCTTCAAACTTGGACTCGAATACAGAAACGGGGTCCAGTTCTTCCTCTAGTTCTACCACTTTTGGCGGTCGCTGTGTAGGCATCTGCGATTGAGCGATTCGTTCCCGCTCAAGAGCACGATACTGTTCCTCTAACGACTCCCTCTCTTTTCGAGTAGAACCCAACTCTGATGCTAACCTTCCACGATCTCTTTCGAGTTCGCGATAGGCCTGGATAATCTCCATTGGAGACTTTCCAACGAATTTCTCAGGTATTGAGTTTGCCTCTTCCACTGCGTCAGATTGTCCTTGAGTAGAGATCTCAGGGGTCTGCGGCTGAATTGAAGCTTCAGCCTGGCTTTCTTGCGAGGTCGCTTGTGGCTGCGCGATTTTCTCGTCTGTCATGTTATCCTCCTACAGTTTAGCCCTCATCAGGGGACTGTTTTTGTTGTTCTTCCAAAGCCTTGCCTTCGGCGATTTTATAATCGACAAAGGTCAAGACATTTTGGTAAGCTTTTACGGCTTCTTGGAGGCGCCGAAACTTTTCGATATCGCTTTCATAAGCGAGTTTATCTTTTAAATCTATACAAGTATCTTTTAATAAGTTAGCAATGATTTCCCAGCCAGCACTGCGTGCCATTGCTTGAACAGCATAACCTTCTTCAATAACGCGTGTAACTTCGCTATCGATAACTTCTTCCTTACCAGAGAGTTCTCCGGTCTCAGGATTCCATAGCTTTATGCTTTCGTTTTCGTATAACATATTATTGTCCTAGTCCTAGTGCTGCTAATGCATCCATAGTTGGGTTAACACCTAGCTCAGGTTGAGCTGCGTTAGGCTGAGGAGCTGCTGCTCCTTGCTGAGCGTTAATAGCTTGCTGAGCTGCCATTTGCTGCATTTGCATTTGTTGCCGTTCTTCTGGTGTGTTTACAAAGCGTTTAACTTGGCGACCTAATAGAGGCCGCAAGAGAGCTTCTAGTATCACTTCACTCTTAATAGTACCAGGCTGGCTGTTTTCTACAGCCTGCAGGATTTGCGATACGGTTTGTATCTTTTGAAACTGCCCCTCTGGGCCTCCATTTTCCAACGTTGTCTCGACGTGGAAATCGAAGGCCCTGAAAAATGCATCTGGCGGTAATTGCACGAAGGGGTTTGGCGTATTGGGGTCTAGTACGCGTACCCATTTTTCTTCGGTTACAAACTGCCGATTAGTAAGTAGCATAATCTTAGCTACTTGTTTAAAGTACATTTCAGCTAGCATGCGAGCTTTTAAGCTGATACGTGAGCTAGCAAAGCTTTGAATAAAGTTGACTCCAGTGGCTGAACGTCCAAATTGTTTGCCTAAGTTTGATGCAACAGGTGCAGCGTTAACCATGGCGGTAGCGTTTTGGATGTCATTCTGGATGAATGCCATTTCCTCACGAGATCCAATCGAAGGATCTAGGGGTGGGAGGGGTCTTATTGCGTTGACGTCGTTTGTCCAGATAACCCCGTTTGGTCTAGAGAACAAGCTCTTGGTGTTGATTCCTGCGGCCCGGTCTGCAATCCACATTGGGTTTACCGACAAGTTAATGTTATCGAGCCTAGCGTTCCGTAGCGTGTTAGCTTCTTTGATTAGTGAGCGTACTGCCATCAGCTCTGGTATGCCATAAAATTCAGACTCTCGGATGTAGTTGGGGCATGCTACAAATGGCTTAAACTTGTAATCGTAGAAGTTACGCTCGCAACGTAGCACTACGTCCCCGTTACCGATAACGATAATATATTCTTCGAATTCACCGTCACCTTTAGGGTCGAATAGCCCCCAGTATTCCCATACCTCTACTGGACCTTCTTCTTTTACCCCCTCCTCATTATCATTGAGCTTATCGAATTCGTCTTTATAAGCGTCGGAGTAGTAAGGTCTAGTCCAAGCGTCAGAACCTTTAGTTGCAACGCTATACTCTAGTTCGTCTACGTTTTTGTAAAGTGGATTTGCTTTAAGGCTAGCTACAGTTTTGAAAGTCCTGTGTACGCATGCGCGCATGGAGGCGATATCGCCAGGCTTTTTAACTGTCCAGTCAGGAAAAAAGTCATAAATGGGGATAAGTTCTAGGTCAGGACCGTCGAATAAGACTTCTGTGGTAGGTACTTTAATAGATACGGATACGCCAGATTGTGGGTCTACTTGCGTAGTCCTTCGCATGGTCTCAATTTCTTTGTAGCGATAGGGTACTTTTGCAAAAGCAGTACCGTCTAATAGCATAGCTTTGATAAAAGCAGCTGTTTTGGCTTGGAATCCCATCTCTTCAAATTGATGGACGTGGAAATCGGTGATAGGATCTTCAAATTGTGCATCCTCAGCGTCCTGTCCTTTGAAAGAAATGACAGAACCACCGCGGAAAAAGATGTCAATAATCTGTGGAGTTTGGGTTTCGATGATAGTAAACCCGAAAGGTAGTTTAAGGTTGGCTCGTTGAACGATAGAACGGCTAGCAGGAGACCAGTTTTCATAGATTTCACGAGATTTGCGAGCGATTTCAACATGTGGCTCACGGTATTCGTCGCTTTTTGTCATAAAAGCACGAACGACACGTACAGCATGAATCTCTTTATCACGCTCAGGAGCTTCGTTTACGTCTCTGTCAAATGGATTATACATGTGTTACCCTATTATAAATCCCGTTTCGGGGTCAATAGCATACTCGCTTACTTCATATGAAGGTTGCTCATCGCTATCCCAATTACGAGAGGTACTCATTTCTTCGGCTAAAGCAGCTGCCATCACTAAATCATCATGTGCGTCTGCGGTTGCTTGTCTCTTTACAGTTCCACCGCTTTTACCCGATATTTGAACAAATGTTGACATTTCCGAGATTAGCTCCTTATCAAGTATGATAAGTTTACCTTCTTTAGAAGCACTCTTAAGCTTCTCGGTAATCATAATCTTAGTCTGATTCGTGGTAACAAAACCTACTTTTTTTGTCGGTTTGTTAGTCATTTCATCTATGGTTGACCGCTTATATAAATTCCGGTAACCCATTTCTTTTAACACATGGACAACTACATGACCATGATTATTGGCTTCAACGCATGCCCAAGCGTTATTATAAAATCTACCAAGCTTGTATAGTTCTCTAGCAAAATCAGCAGGAGCAAGGTCACCCCAAATGCGAGCAACAAGTTTATTAGTCTTGTTGTCTTTGACATAAGCAGCTCCATTATCTTGACCCACACCGCCACTGGGATCTGCCCCAATCGAATAAGTATGCGACGGGTCAGGTTCTTCCCAGATAGCGATGCATCCCTTTGGGTCGTCGTGTATTTCCATCTTGTTGCCGTCTGCAATCAAGTGGCCAACGAAAATAGGGTCTCTTGTGTTCCGGTCTTGCATCTTTAGGATGCTACTTGAGAACACGTTTGCATCGCCGGTTAAAAAGCAATCTTGGTCGTTGGTAGGGTATTCGTTTTCAAATAGCTCCTCATCCCCTCCACACTTTGCTTCAATGCACCAGCGACGCCAAAAAATGTGTGCTTCACTAATCTTATTCTTATATGAGCTTAGTAGCTCTCGCTCTCGATTAGTAAGCGTTGTACCATCAGGCATATCCCAGTCTTCTGGGTTTTCCGGATAGTGTTTATACCATGGCACGAAGCAGCCTTTGTAAGGAGCGCTAGCTCCTTTAGCTCGCCAGCTTTGCCATAGTCTGTAAAATTCCCCAGACCTACCAGCAGCGGTTGATTCTAAAGTAATCTCGCCGTTGTCTGGCACTCCGTTTAGCGATCCTACTAGCCTGTCTTTTTCGATCCGCGCAGCTTCTGAAACGTGCATGAAATGAATCGTTTTACCACGGAAGTCATGTAATACAAGAATAGAAGACTCCAGGGGACGGCCAAGACCATCGCTAGCAAAAGAAAGCGCTGTATTAGAGTCGCTTTTTTCCACCGGTTTGTAAAGATGGCCCCAATCGCGTACAAACCAATTATAACAGAACTTTGTGATATCATTAAAAATCGTTTTAACAACTTGCAGTTTGTGGCATAAAATGCCAGTCCTCATGTTGGATTCCCATAATGCATAATCAAGTGCTCTGATACAGTTCAGCGTTGTAAAGCCAACTTGCCTGCATTTGAGAATAATGTTTCTAGTATCTTTAGTTTTTAAGTACTGCTCTTGTGGAGCGTTAGGTACAAAAAACTTAGCTTGCTTTGTGAGCTTATCTTGAACCCTATAAAGGTTACGGACTCTTTCTTCGTGTCCCAGCTCTAACATAGCGTCTCGAAAGGCCAGCATGCCCCTCTCTGGCCCTTCAAGCTCCGCTATCAATAAAACCTTTTCATAGGCTTCTTTAAACTTTTTTGTAAAATGTTTAGCCATTTTTAATACAAAGCTTGCCAAGCTGTTCCATCATAGCCGTAGTGTTTATTGTTTGTCGTATCATATACGATCATGCCAGCAACTGCTGACAAGGCTAAGCGTTCAGCTTGCGTTATACCTTCTAGCGGTATAACTTGTAAACTTTGTAAAATGCTAACTTTGTTTTCACGTCCTTGTTCGTCAACTTGGTAGAGGACGCCTTCTTTCATATATAGCTCTACAGTATTTGCCTGTGGAGCGCTGCTAGCTTCCCGCTGGTTACGCAGACGTATGCTGTCTAGTGCATATGTGCTGCGACCGTCTTGTAGTTTAACGAAGGACATTTATATAGCAAAAGTATTATGTAAATCAGTCAATTCTTGTGTTGTTAAAATTCTGTTATATACAATCATTACTTGTATTTTACCCGAGTGCGATTCGGTTCCATTAGCGTACCCAATTCTGGTAATCGTATTAGAAGTAGGACTAAATGAACTAACTGTACCACCGCCGTTACTTACATTATCAATATAAAATGATATGTTTGTATTATTAACAGCCCACACTCCGGTGTACCATGTATCTAAAACATGGTCCGTTTTTGTTCCACCCTTCCAACCCGGCCACCACAATTGTTGAATCGTTTGATTGTTAGTTAATCTATTTCCCGGATAAAATGCGTTAAAGTTTGCAAGTCCTCCAGGAGAAGCGCTATTTGTAAAACTTAAAGCTCCTGGTTTACTTACAACAGCATTATTTGTAAAAACAGAAAATATAGTAATTTGCTTACTACCAAAATTTGTTGATAACCCAGCGTCAATATTTATATGTGTATTAGTCGCAGGATTAAATAATAATTCGCCACCATCTGTAGAGCTATAAACTGGAGAATTAACTAAAGTTCCGTTATATGAATTACCGGATAAATCATTAACCGTAGAGCCAGTGCCTGAATAACAATTTGAATTAGTAAAATCGTAATACAACATTAATCCATTAGTTGGCACAACACGATACTCATCTTCTGTTGCCTGCTGCCGAAATGTAATTAATCGTAGTAAGCTCATAATTAAGCAAATGCTAATGCTGACGTTGCATAATAATAAGTGTTGCCGCCGCCATCATCAAAGTACAGCAAGTTAACAAGATCAACATCGCCGGTGTTAGTTGAAAGCGTTGGTGGAGTTCCTCCTGGCCATTTTACGTTTGCAGGCCATGTAACCGTTCCGGGGGTTGCCCCTTGGATAATTCTTAAAGAATATGCTCCACCGTTTACTGGGTTATTCATTGTAATAACTAAAGGCCCAGCAGCGTTTAGTGTAACTGTATGTACTGCTCCGTTAGACCAGTTAATTGTGAAATCGGTTGTTTCAGTACCTTCGTCGTGAGTGTGCGGGTCTAAGCGATAGTTAGGTACTCGATATTCGGTTGCTAAAACTGCGCCTGCAACTTCTAGTTTTTCGGCAGGGGTTGCAGTTCCGATACCTACACGGTCAGTGCTAGCGTCTGCGAATACTAAGTTAGCGTCGGTGTCGCCTTCGATGCGAGTGTCTTTATCTGCTCCAGAATCGTTGATAACGACCGCGCTATCAATAAAACAATTACCCTGATAATCAATTTCAAATATTTGTGTATTGTCAGATTTAGAAACAATAAATCCTGCATCATATCGTAAAACATTTCTACTAGTGCCATCGCCAATATTTCTATCCAACGTGTAGGTAACTGGACTAGCGCCTGCATTAGTTGCACTAAGCACTCGTGCAATCGTAGATAGTCCTTGCAATTGTATATAATCGCCAACTGCAAATCGTATGTTTCCTCCACCCGATCCTGTTAGAGTTATTGTGTTTGTATCGTTAACATTACTTGTCGTCCCAGTGGATTCCATATCTGGAATACGCACGTATAACGCAGCCGGAGATACTCTAGTACCTGTAGTTAAATCTTTTTGTCCAATTGTAACCTGTTTACCAAAATACCCGGCTCGTGGTCTATTAGCTTGAGATAAACCAATAGATAATTGATTGTCAGTATTACATTGAAATCCAGATGCTAAAACGGCTTTATCAAAAACATTTGATGAAGCGCTGCTATTAAAAGTTCCATTTGTAGATATTGCACCGACATTCCAAGATGTCATATTTACCCAAGTAATATCGGTTCCAGCATTTCCCTGTACAGCATAATCAAAGGTTATTGATGGCTGAACTGTTGCTAGTGTTCCAGTACTTATATTTATTCGAGCTGCAGGTCCTTGTACTATTCTTTTAGCAACTTGGTTATCAATATAGGCATTTGTTAAATAAGAGGTTTGTTTCCATGGAACTTGTCCTCCAGCAGGAGCACTATCGGGTCGTATATAGGTCGCAATTGACCCTGCTCGAAAAAATATGTCATTTTGAAAACCGGCGGTATTCGTATAGCTAGGAATAGAAATACCGTTTGTACCCAATACTTTTCCCGCATTTAAATTCAAATCCTGATTAACAGCCGTAGGCGCGGTGAGATTGCTAAGGGTAGTATTAGCCCCACCAGCAGGAGGATTAACCCAAGAAGTCACAGGTTCGGGATCACCATCGGGATCGTTCACATACCCGTCAAGCTGTAGCAATTGCCCAGCTGTACCTGAAACTGCAGGTTGATCAATTTTTTCTTTGAAAGCTTCGTAGATTGCCTCAGAGGAAGGAATATTTTTGAGGTCATTATTATCTATCGATTGTTTGGGTGGTTTGTATGCCATTGCATTACCCTTTAGAAATGGGTTAGCCCCTGGTTTCCCAGGGGCCTCCCGTTATATTAGATTATGAACCAATTTGTGCCGTCACTTATAATAGTTACAGATTCATAAGGAACTGTAATTTTATAACTTGATTGCCCATCAATAAGTTTACCACCTTGTGGTGCAATCTCAATGTAGTTTGTTTCAGATGCTTGTCCAGTTAAATCTTTTACAATACAAGTCACACCTGAAAACAGATTAGATGTTGGTAATGTTATCACTGGTGATCCAGTAACACTTGTCATACCAATAATGTAATCATTTAGTGTTACGGAATAACTACTGGAACGTGCTAAAAATTTAGTACGTTGTCCACCATTTATAAATACATTATTGAAACCAATACCGCCAACTTGATCTGTTATAAGATGATTGCCAACTTTAACAGACGTTTTTACGTAAACATTGTTAGGTCTGTTGGCTGATGAAGACCCGATGTTAAAAGTTTCGTTAGAAAACAAGAAGTTTCCTTCAAGATTTCTACTTCCATCTTTTTTGAACATCGTAGCATCTTCAGCTGAACGAGCAGAAGCTTCTGAAGAGATTTGTCCATCAACATATGTTTTTGTAGTAGGATCAGCTTCGAGAACGTCTAAACGTCCTGAAAGAGCGCTGTCACCAGATTGTCTGTCAGATACTTCTTGAGCTAATGCAGCATCGTTACTAGCAACATAACCAGCAAAAGCTTGGTCATTAGTAGTATCAACGCTGTTGATTAACTGAACGATTTCAGCAAACGAATCTTTGTCAGCATCGGCAGACAAAAGAATTGCATCAATTCGACCTTTTTCAGTGTTGATTTGAGATTGCAATCCGCTGTCTTGCGAATCGACATAAGTTTTCGTTGTAGGATCAGCTTCTAGCGTATCGAGTCTTCCGCTTAAAGCAGAATCTGCAGACTGTCTAGCCGATTGCTCAGCAGAATCTTGGCTGTCAACATAGCTCTTGGTTACTGGGTCAAGCTCAAGCTCGTCCAAACGTAACGAAAGCGAGCTGTCAGCTGATTCAAGATCGGATACATCAGCTCCAAGAGAACTTTCAAGAGCGCTAATAGCAGCTGCTCTATCAATAACTTCTTGGTCTACTTTTGCATCAACTGCGCCAATTTGTCCAGCAACCGTGCTAGCAAACGATGCGTCTCCGCCAATAGCGTCAGAAAGTTCTTTGAGGGTATCAAGAACTTCAGGAGCACTATTAACTAGAGCTGCGATTTGTTGATCTGCATAGCTCTGAGCGTCTGCTTGAGCTTTTGCAATTGAGCCTTCAACTCCGGCTCCGCCTTCGATCACATCAAGGCGTAATTTCATTCCACTGTCTTCACCTTCTAGGCTTGTGACAGTTTCTTGCAGAGCTAATTGTGCCCTGCCGTCCGTAAAAAACTTATTACTTAAGCCTTCTACGAACTTATCGGTATTTCTAATAAATGCCATTTACTATTCCTTTCAATAGTTAAATGATAAACCACTTATCTGTCCCATTACAGATAAGAGTGACTGACTCGTAATTGCTATTAAGAGTATAGGAACTGCTTCCGTCAATTGTTTGTCCTCCAGCAGCATTTACGATAATATTGTATGTTGTGCAAAGACCACCTTCGTCTTTGATAATTAAACGCTTACCACTGTAAGCTGTGCTAGCATCTGGTAAAGTCAAAGTAAAACTAGCAGCTGGCGTTGCGCTATCACATCCTATATAGTCGTCTGTAGCAGCAACTGCGTAATTAGCTGTCTTTGTAATTCTGGTAACAGATGCTTTGTTTTCTTTTCCATTTAACTGATTTTGTACTGAACTTGTAACACCACTTAAAAAGCCTAATTCAGTTGATGTTGTAGCAGAAGATATCAAATCTTTGCTAGCATTCGAAATAACAACTCTAGATGCTGTTAAAGAATCTAAGTTGATTTTCGTTTTAATAAATACGTTACCAGGTCTGTAGCTAGTAACTTGTCCAATGTCTGAACCACCATCAGTAAATGATCGTAGCACCGAACCTTGGATTGAGTACCCAGAACCATCCCGTAATAGTTTTCCAGTAGTACCATCAAATACTGGAATTGAACGATCAATAGCACTTGCAGGGCCAACGATTCTATCATTTAGTTGTGCTTGAATATCGCTGGTTACATTTGCTAAGTACAGTAGTTGTGCAGCATCTAAGCTTGAGCTAGCAAGATCTTTACCACTGCTAGTAATCATTACTTTGGCAGCAGTTAAGCTATCTAAGTTGATGCGAGTTTTTACCCAGACTTCGCCTGGCCGTGCAATAGCGGAACCTCCGATATCACCAACACCGTCAGCAAATGGGATTAGCGCTGAGCCAGTAATACGCCAACCTGAGTTATCTTTAATAACTCGACCGCTCCCGTCAGCAAAGACAGGTATAGATGTTGGCACGGAGGTATTTTGAAACTTTACATACTGTGTATGATCATCGTCTAATAAACCTGGTAATAAACCGTGTTCATATAGAACTGCAAAGCCAAAGCTTAGCGGTGTTGTATCTAAAATGATAGGACCATCAGTTGTTAGTTGGAAAAGTTGTTCTGCATATGTACCTTCAGATACAGGTACTAGCATGTTGGGTACTACTTCACGACTAGTATTAGCATCTACTGCTCTACTTAAAACATAGCTACCGCCTGAAATGGCTATCTCGTAAATACCATTTTCGACTGGATTAGCTTGATCTTTTAATAATATACGGTCGTTGTTAGCTAGGGTTACTCCACCCAGTAGGATAGGCGCAGAGCCTGTTAGAGCCACATTAGCTGAGCTAGCGGCTCGGACAGCAGTTTTGTAATTCTGCGATCCCTCGCCTGGCTGAGTAATTAAAAATCCCATTTTTTAGACCCTCTCTAACTGTTTTATATAATATAGCACACTTTGGGCAAAAAGTCAAGTAAAAAGATTTTTCTTGACAAGTACTGGTTTTTGTGATATAATCGTTAGTGCTCCCGCAAGATAGAGCTTACGTATATAGAGCCTACGCTTTTACGTATGCTGCCGATTACGTTGCAGCCCTTTAGGGGCTGCCAGTATACGTTTTACGCGAGGCTGCCCTAGCAGCCCGGCCCTAGCACTTCCACCGCCGCAACGCCGCGCCTTTTGGCGTCAGTTTGCCGTCCTTCGACGTCGGCCCTTTGACCCCGCTCATGCGGGCACAAAACGATTTCCTACGTTTAGCATCCTTTGAGCCAGGTTTAACCTTGCCAGTTACAGGCCGTTGCAAGTTACTGCCAGTTTCCCGGTTAAGCTTACGGCGATACTCATCGTTAAGCCCACCCTCACGCGAGTGTTTGGAGGGGCTGTAGCCTTCAAATGGTTTATCGTCTTTTGTGCGTTTAGCAGCTTTCGATAGCCGTAGCCGCGCTTTTAGTTTACTCATTGTCGCTTTGATCCTTTCGAACAAGCGGTTGTAACCAGAGAATGAACCCGGGATGCCGCCGGGCCGCTCACCACTTCTAGGAGAAGGGCTGCACTTCTCTTGCAGCCGGGCAGGTGACGCCAATCCAGCTAGGCGAACGCCTAACTAAGGAAGATGTGCCGAACCGTGAAGTTCGGCTAGTTTATCATAACTATACCACAGCCAAAAGCGTTTGTCAAGCTTTTTTTTTAACCGCCGCTAAATTTTGCATATTACTGTCAAAAAGTGACAGTAAGTAACATTTTTTGTAACTTTCGTTACATATGGCTATTTATGGGTATATTTATGGGTATGCAAACTATGTCAATTTGATACCACATAGGCTGTAAATGGGTACAGTATCTACAGCCAATACGCATTAAATAGGTACTGTTCACTGTATAGGCCTGTTTATTTTATAGTGTACAGTTTATAGTAAATGCGGCAAATGCAACCAAATTTCCACATATTCTTGTAACATGCAGGGGTATTCCGCCATTCTTCCCTCCCAACACACCCAGCTACCGTATACTCACGGCCCGCTGCTGCAATACGTTTATTTTGCGTTTAAACGGTCGCAGGAGGCCTCAAAGCCTCCAGCCTATGCCTAGCTATACCTAACGTATCTCAAACGCTCCTGGTAAAAA